GATAAGCACCACCTTGAACGTAGTAGCTACCAAAAGCATTACCATTCTCATAACCAAGATGTAAGTCAGTACCAGACCCAGTAAAGTCTTTACCTGTATAAGAACCATTGTTCTCTACGTTCAGATAGAAACCAGCAAAAGCAGGTGTTGATAGTGCTGAAGCAGCAGCTAGTGTTAATACTCTTTTGATCATTTTTTAAAAACTAAAAATATATCCTAAACGATTTAAAATTTAATTCAATAAATACTGGTCAGTTTATACTATGACCAAGGTACACCAGAAGTCTTAGTTGGTGTTTTTGATTCTGTAATCTGTGCGGCAATTCCTGTTTCAATAGCTGTAACTTCATCAGCACCTAGAGCAGCTTTAGCCCATGCAATAGCATTATCTTTACTTACAGAAGCGTACGCAGTAAACGAACCACTATCGGCAGCGGCAAGCCCTACAGAACCATAAGAAGAGCCAGTATGATCTCCGTCTGCATCACTAGCAGTCCAATGAACAGTTGTTATAACGTCAGATAAAGAACCGACAGTTTTTGTTGCATCTAAAGAAACAACATTCCAAGTAACAGCCATGATAAATAATATTTTATTTTATTTTACTTTGATTCTACAGGTTGAACAACATCACTAAGTTTTTCTAACTGTTTCAATGCACCCTGATCTTCCATTATTGGTTGAGTAAGTTTTTGAGCTTCTGCTTGCTTTTCTTGAATTTCTCTTTGAAGCATTTGTAATTTTGCAATATTTAGATCAAGACGAGTTTTTGTTTCGTCATAAAGTTCTTGTGGTGTTGCCATAAAATTAATTTAAGTTATCCAATATTACTAGGCTGCTTCTAATGCTGCAACTTTGGTTTCCAACACCTCTATTTTTGCTATTGCTGTTTGTAAAGCACCGACAACATCTGGCATAAACGCACCGTAAGAAAGAGTTTGGATAATATCGTTACCTAATTCACTTGCTTCTATCTCTCCACTATCTACCATTGCTTGAGTAACAACAGCATCTTTATCACCTATTACGGCTTCTGGTATATATGATTGCACTTCGTGTGCAACCCAACCTTTAATATCTTTTGCACCATCTGTAATCATATCAAATAGCTTTACTGGAATAGCTTTTATATTGTCATAGCCTTGTGTATAGTTTCTTATATTTTCTTTTAACCTATAGTCTGAAGCAGCTGCAAATTGTGGTGATGAACCATCACTAGAACTTGACACAATTTTTCCACGGCCCTGATTACCGCATTCAAATTGAACCATGTCGTTTTGTAGACTTGTAGAAGCATTTGGTCTAACGATAATAAATGCATCTGAACCTTGACTACTATTAACTTGAGTAATTGTTGTTATTCCATTTTGATCTATTTCCATCTTTTCTGATGATGTACCAGCAGCCATGGTGCTGAACTTTAAAACTCCATCATTAATATCAACACTACGACAAACAATCTGAGATAAAACATTTGAAGAATTTTTAAACTGAACACCACCTATATCAACAGCAGAATCACCAGCCCCAGATCTTTGAATCCTGACGTAAGGATCATTTGAACCACCATCTACGTGTAGTTTTTGTTCTGGACTTGTTGTACCGATACCTACATTCCCAGACGAGTCTATACGCATCTTTTCATTTGCCTTACCATTTGTATGGAAACAAATCGGTATATTTACACTTGAACCTAGACTTACTTTGTTTGTATAGATTACTGTTTCTAAATCTGCATTAGTTTCATTTGTAACAGCTAAAGCAGTAATACCAGAAGCAGAGTCATCAACACCAAATCGTGATCCACTAGTAGTACCTTCAACGTGAAACTTATTGGTAGTACTAGTAGTACCTATCATTACGTTTCCAGACGAATCTATACGCATACGTTCTGATCCACCTGTGTTAAATCCAACAACACCATTTGCATTGCCAGAATTACCAGCCATTAAAAGTAATTGACCTTGTTGATCAGTACGTTCATTGCCATACATCACTACTTGTGCTGCTCTATTTTGACTACACCCACCACCGCCAGATAAATTTAAATAACCATTATCAGAACCGTCTGAAGTCTGTAAAGTAATTTCTTCTGTCGTACCTGCAAATTTAAGATGACCAGACGAATCTATACGCATACGTTCTGCGTTTCCTGTTCCAAGTTTTAAAGCATTATTGTTATGCTCATATGCAACAAAACCTTCTACTAATGCACTTCCAGAAGTACCATCAGCAAAGAATAAAGAACCTTGAGATGATGTTCCAGTTGCTATAGTAATTCCAGTATCACTTGAAGTTGCAACAACTAAATTTTCAGCAAGATTATTGTAATCCGTTGGGGTTGATGTTCCGATTCCAACATTCCCAGACGAATCTATACGCATACGTTCTGATGCAGCAGTAAAAATCTGAAGATAATCACTCGATTGATTATAGGCAATAAGACCTCTATACTCTGCATTACCAGAAGTTCCATCTGAAAAATAAATACTACCAAAATTTGAAGTACCTGATCGGATAGTCATTCCTGTATTACCAGAACTCGCAATCGTTAAATCATCTGCATTAACTTCACCTTCAGTAGTAGTTCCTAAAAGCAACCTTCCAGATGAATCAAATCTAGCTTTTTCAGATCCACTTATCTTAAATGCCAGAGATTCCCCAGTTATATCACCACCCGAATCAACATTAATCTCAAAAGCACCATTAGTAGTAAGAAGTGATGTTACATGTGTATTATCTTTAAGTGTTATTCCTGCACCAGTATCTCCGCTTTCAAATCTTCCTACTAAATTATCTGTTGCATGAAAAACATGAAAAGTATCATTTGGGTTATTTAATCCAATCCCAACCCGATCATTACCAGCATCAAGATAAAACAAATTTGCATTATTATCGCCTTCAATTCTAAAATCTACATTTGCACCATCTTCATTAAATACTGTTGCTGCTCCTAGTTCCATTCTCTCTACACCGCCAGTTGCGACATTAAAAGTATCAGCAGCGGAACTAAATATTCCTGTGTTTAAATCATCCCTAAAAGCTAGACCTGGAGTGCTTGCAGAGCCATCCTCCATTGTTAACGTACCATCAAGTTGTAAAAGTTCTACCCATGCGTTATTAGCTGAGTTTCGTATCTTTAATATTCCTGTTGTAGTATCAGCCCACCACATATAAGCATATTTTGTGGAAGGCTCAGAACTTGAACTACTGTTACTTACTAATGCTGCTAATGCGTTATTTAAATCTGCCCTGACATTTGCTCCTGTGGAGTTGTCAATTATCATATCATGAGTTGGAGACATTGCAGTTATACCAATGTATTTAGAAGTTATTTAATTATATTTTAAAAGTAAATTACAAATAAAAAGTAATAACAATTAAAAATAAAAAAATTATTTAAACATATTCTACCCATTTTATAGATATTTTCCAAGCTAAACAGTATTTCTTAACTGCCACGCCCAAAACCTACCGCAGTATAACTAAATGTTTTATCCTGTACAGCATTTCCAGCATTACTAAATTTTATTGTAAAACCAGTTCCAGATATACTTGTAATTTCAAATCTATCAGTACCACCTAAGTCATTAGCAGTAATTCCAATACTAGGTAACTGTGAACCTGCTGCAACATCAGTACCACTAGCTCCTGTAAAAAACGCATGGTCAAAAGTAACAGCAAGACCAGATGATGATGTACCAGAACTCAGGTTAGATTTTTGTTCTGTTCTTCTATCTAATTCTGCTGTATATCCTAGTTGATCTATTTCTATAGATTGTGCAGGGTCATCACTATCCATTTCACATCTAAATTTAAAACCCCTACCAACATGAGTACCATTAGCAAACGTATTAAATGTTTTTCCTGTAAAATCACTATCTTGATAACTTGAACCATTAGAAGGGGCGGTAGTTGTAGTAGCAACTAATAATTTAGCATTTACATCAAATGCAGTTGCAGCGTCAAAATCAGTCCATGTATCAATATTTGCTGATCTTTTATCAATAAGGTCATTAGGATAAAAACCCTGAGTAACAAAATGTCTGGTTAGTCTTAGTGGGTGTGTAGAACCTAAATCTAAAATATTTGCAAAATCATAAGTACCACCTGTAATATCTACAGCACCAATAAAATCAAAATCAGCAATAGCATCAAAGTCTGGTTCATCATCTAATGTCACTAAAGAACCAAGAACAAGACCGTTAACATCATCACTAAAAAAACAATCTACTTTAGTACCTGCAAAAGGCGGGCTGTCTGTATCTTCTCTATCTGTAAATGTTACAAGTTTTGGAAAAGGATCAGGATTAGTTACAACAACAGATGCCTCACCTGCACTTAACCTACCGCCATCATCACGAAATTTTAAAATGTATTCACCATCAATAGCAGGTACAAGTGTTTCGCTGACAGAACCAGGCAATCTAGGAATTATGTCAACAGAATTAGTAAATGTACCACTACCATCAGTTAAATTACTATGCCTTACAACTACGTTTCCACCATGCAAAACATCAACATCTGTCGATTGATTAAAACGTAATCTTAATAATTGATCTGATACTGGCTCTACAAGTAAACCTGTGACATCGGCAGGTACAGCAGTTTTACCAACAGCATCAAAACTTAATGTAGTAGGTTCTACACTAGGTTCAAAAAATGCATTATAACTATATACTTCAAACTCATAAGTACCTAATTCAGTATCAAATATTTCAAAGATAGGACTCTGTACAATAGTTGTTTGAAAACTACCATTATTAAATTTATGTTTTACAGAATATTGTGATACCCCTGCTACTGGTTGCCATGAAACAATTAATTTACTTACTGCTCTATCACCTAATACAATAATTCTTTCATCACCTGTGATGTTACTAGGTGCATCTTTTAATTCAACTAAATTCGTAATTACTGGTGTTGTTATTGCTGCCCCATCTTCTACAAAAGCATATTTAGCAGAATTATGAAACATTGCAGATATAGTAAATGTATTATTATCTTCTTTAACTGATAACACTCTAAAATCTTCTGTTTCAGTTGAAGCCCTTACAAACAACCATACGCTGTTAACCTGTGGTGCAGAAGTGTAAGCACTAGATACTGTTATCACATTAGAACTAATATTTGAAATTGTCTTAGTCTCTAAACTGCCATCTGTAAGAATTACTGATAATTCATCACCTGTAGATGGTGTTGTTGGTAAATCTTTTATATTATCTACTGTTATTTGTGTTGTTGTGGCTGCTGATATTCTGCCTGATCTTCTTAGACCACTACGTACAGGATCTTGTACTGTGATTATATTACCTGGTCTTATTAATGAACCTGCATCTGCTGTTGTTGTAAATGCAACTGTTTCTGTTTCGTTGTTTTGTGTGTACAAATGCCATAACCCCATTCTTCTAGCCTGTGCCTGATCACTACAGCCTATTGCTTCTATATTTTTTACAACAACACCAAATTTTGTTTGATTTGCGGTAGTATCTTCTACTGTTTCATATTCATATGTTCTAGTTTCATTTTGAAAATATTTTACATTTATTACTGTATCTCTTGTAGCTTTACTTGCATTGTTATAGATAAAACCATCTTCTGTAACATTGGCATATGAGAAGAAATAGCTGCTGTTAGTTGGTCTATCTTGCGTAAGTGTAATTTTACCATCTTCTAAAAAAAGACTAGCCCTCATTATTGATGCAATTTTATCTAGTAAAGTATATGCCTGAGTACTAGCCTGTATAACAATATTGCAACTAAATCTAGGGGAAGTACCACCCTGACCATTATCTATTAGTTCTGAATTATAAACAGATGCATTGTAAAAAGCATATTTATCTACCTCATCTTCAGTTATAAAATCACCAAAGCCAGCCCTACTTTCTGTAATAATGTCATATAAAATCCATGCAGGGTCATTACACCATTCTTTAGCAGTTTTTAATGTGCCATTAAATGAGCCACTAAATGACAAAGAACCATTTGATCTAACAGTTGCATTGTGCGGTATTTTAATAAGCCGTCCCCTGATACGATACATTCTTTGTGGTACTGATCTAAAGATTTCAGCATCAAAACGTAAAGCAGCAACAGCAGTATTAGGGTAAGTAGGGGTTTCAAAGTCTAATTCAGTTATAGATGTCAGTTCAAAAGCATTTGTTAATTTAACATCTGTACTGTCTGCTGTAACTCTAGTAACTGTAACTGTTAATGGAAATTCTGAAGATGGTATATTGTCATTAAGACTTGAACCATGAAAAGTAATAATATGATCTTTAAAATATGGTGATGTACTTTTACCAGTAATACGACCACCAGAACTATGTATATTCCTATCAAGTCCTGTCAAAAGAGTTTCTGGGTTAATTTTTTTTAATAACGTACCTGCCTGGTTTTTAACCTCTATTGTATATTCAACAGTTGTACCTGATATATTTCCATCATCTTCTATTTTTTGTAAACGTGGAAAACCAATAGTAACCCTTACACCCTCAGTATTTGTATCTGTAATTGAAACTACTTGTGGGTTTGTTGTAGTTACTGTAACTCCAATTGGTCTATCTCTTTCTGTTTCAGTTACACCTCTAATTTTTGTTTGATCTGCTGTTCCTAATTTTGGTATAAATGCAGGTCTTGTTGATACAGTTCCAAAATTAAAATCATTATCATTAGGTGCTGTATCAGATGCAGATTGTTGAAGTACTTGTACATTATTAAGAAATACATCTTTAAGTGCTGTTACATTATATTCATCAGTTCCTAATGTATGACCTGCATCTATAGCTGATGGAAAACCTGCTATCTGACCTTCTGCTATAACGTCTATCGTAGTAACAAATTGACGTGACCCAATCTCGCCATCTTTCATTTCAGAGTCGTAATACTTTAAACCTTCACCACCTCGATAACCACCAGAATAATCAATACCTCGCCACTTAAAATCTCTTACACTTCTAGGTAATGGCATTTTTAATTAACCTCCAAAATATACAGGTGCAGTATCAGTACCAGAACTGACCACAATAGAGCCAGTAAACACCTCTCCGAAAATCAGAGGTATGCAAACACCACTTCTGCTGACGTTTTGGATTCCACTAAATGAATAATTAACCCTTGCATCAGTTTCACTTAAACCCTGTGGTACATCACCTACTGTAGGTTGCTGTTGTGGAAATAGCATATTAGTAACACCACTTACAGCCATTGATATACCTGTTGTTAATAAAACACTACCTAAAGTTGCAACAATCGCTATAGAAGATGCAGCAGCAGCAGCACCACCACCTATAAATGCTGCAGCAATCCAAAACCATGCACCAGATACAATGGGTATCATTCTTATCTCACCCTCACTATGTACTAATAAATCATCTTTTGTTTTTACAACATCATTATTTATAGTAATTCTGTACATATTTTGTTTTAAATGCGGTTCTATTTCTGGATAATTACATACTAAATATTTATAAACATCTTTCATATTTTTTACATCTGCATAAGTAACATGCCAACCTACTAATTCTGCTAATCTTCCATATACTTTTATCTTTCTTAGTCCTTTTTCATCTTCTGTTCTTTCTCTATCTATAAATTTATTTTTTGTAAGCATAGGTTTATGTATTTCTGGTTTTAGTTCTATACATTCATCATTTTTTGGATCAAAAATAAACCAGGATAACCCAAGAAAATTACAGTTTTTTATATCTTCTTCTGATGCAGTTAAATCACTATTGGGGTGAGAATGGCATATATGTAATACAGTACCCATTTCTTCTGCCTTTGCCCAATCTTCTGGATCTATCGTAAAACTATTTGCACCTTCAACAGCGATATTTTTACAAGGATAATATTCCTCTTTCCCTTCAATATCTAAAACCAAACCACAAGACTCCTCTGGTAGTGCAGCTTTAGCGTGATGTAATGCTTGTTCTTGCCAATTGTTCATGCAAACGTACCTACAGATGGGAAATCTTTTCTAGTAATAATTCTTTTAGGTGCTGATCTATTTTGTAAGTCTAATGCAGATGCACATTCAAATTCTACAAAATTTTTAGATTCTACAGTTTTTCTATCTATAAAAAATGTTTGATTTTCATATGTATTATTAGCAGGTGTACCAAATGGATTTGTACCAGATTCAAAGTTAACATTATCTATATAACGTAATAATGTAGTTAGCCTTTTAAATTTTGCACCATTTAAATCATTTTTTGGTGTTGTTAGGTTTGCTTGTGTCATTAATGCAGTAACAGTTGACAGGATATTACTAATTCTTACAGTTGGTCTAGCTCTTGTTGTCCTAGTTGCTGCATACTCAAAACCATTAGCTTCAATAGGTATTCTTTGATATGTATTACCTTGAAAAATAACGTTATATGTTGTGTTCATATTAATGCCATTATGAAACCTTGATACATCACTACTGCCATGTAAATCAGCCACTAAATGTATCTCAAACAGTTCTATCTTTGCACTAGGGTTAGCCTTTTGTAGCTCTTCTGTAGGTATAGCCATTTATGGTTCAAACACCTCCTCAAATGTAGCTGTAATTGTTGCCCTGTTAGGTACTCTTATATTTTTTGTCCATTTCTTACATATAAATTGTTTTGCACCTGATCTTGTTACTGTACAGTTTCCAGAAGTTGTAGCACTACCACTAGCTGTTACTGTAAATATATTTGCACTTGTGAGACTAACAACAGTAAATGTACCATCAGATGCAGAGCCACTTGTAAAATCTATTGTTATAGAATCATTTGCAAATAATTGATGGTCAGTAATTGTTATTGTTATTGTTGTGTTTCCAGATTGATTATAAGTACCTGTTTTACTTAATGGTTCATTAGGTGGGGTATATGTAAATGATGCCTGATCTAATGCACGTTCATTTAAAAAATATTCAATAGTATCACTATCTGTTTCTGTAATATTATTCCATGCAAGATTATATATTTTTTTATTTTGATGTGCTGCAATGCCTACTAATTGCCTTTGTTCAAATCCATCTGCAAATTTTACTGATGTAATAGTAGGACTACTTTGCTTTTGTAATCCATAACTAGGTTCAATAGAAGGAAATGTTGCCATAATTATGCGTTAGATAATAAACCA